GCAGGTGTATTCGGTGGTTCACTGTTCAGTGCAATGCACGGTTCTTTGGTTACATCTTCACTCGTCCGTGAGACGACTGAAACTGAGTCACAGAACTATGGTTACAAGTTCGGTCAAGAAGAAGAGACCTATAACATCGTTGCAGCACATGGCTACTTCGGTCGTTTGATCTTCCAATACGCATCATTCAACAACTCACGTTCATTGCACTTCTTCCTTGCTGCATGGCCTGTTGTTGGCATCTGGTTCACCGCACTTGGTGTCTCCACGATGGCGTTCAACCTCAACGGTTTCAACTTCAACCAGTCCATCCTTGATGGACAGGGTCGTGTGCTCAACACATGGGCAGACGTATTGAACCGTGCAGGTCTGGGTATGGAAGTTATGCATGAGCGTAACGCACACAACTTCCCACTCGACCTTGCTGCTGCTGAGTCTACACCTGTAGCACTCACCGCACCCGCAGTTGGTTGATTAATCTGCTATAATTCATAGGAAGCAAAGGGGACTTCGGTCCCCTTTCTTTTTATTCTCAAATGTTAAGTAATATTACTTATTCTCATGATTGGTAAACTTGATCCAGAAGAGAGGGTGTTGTCTGCAGGTCCGCCACAACTACCAGAGTGGTTTGCACAAACCTCCGATGAACCCTACGATAGACATCAATACGAATTACAATTCAATGGTCAGTCAGTTATCTTTGATGACTACGAACAGATGAGAGCATACTGGTTTGAGTGTGTTCGTAACTGGGGGAATTGTAAAGTAAATGTCCTGGATAAAAAACAAATTAAGAAAAAATCAAAAGGAGGTTTTAACTAATGGTAGCATCAACACTACAACAACAAAGGAGGGGATGGTTTGACATACTCGATGACTGGCTTAAGCGGGATCGTTTCGTTTTTGTTGGCTGGTCTGGAATTTTACTTTTTCCCACTGCTTATCTTGCAATTGGGGGCTGGCTTACTGGCACTACTTTCGCAACGAGCTGGTATACCCATGGTCTCGCTAGTTCCTATCTTGAGGGCGCAAATTTTCTTACGGCAGCAGTTTCGACTCCTGCTGACGCTATGGGTCATTCTCTTCTTCTTCTCTGGGGTCCTGAGGCTCAGGGCAGTTTCGTCCGCTGGATCCAACTTGGGGGACTCTGGAATTTTGTGGCGCTCCACGGAGCATTTGCCCTCATTGGTTTCATGCTTCGTCAATTCGAGTTGGCTAGGTTAATTGGAATCCGTCCGTATAACGCTATTGCGTTCTCTGGGCCTATCGCTGTTTTTGTCAGTGTGTTTCTCATCTATCCTCTCGGACAGTCCAGTTGGTTCTTTGCACCGTCGTTTGGCGTGTCTGCGATATTCCGCTTTCTACTCTTCCTACAGGGTTTCCATAACTGGACGCTCAACCCTTTCCATATGATGGGGGTTGCTGGTATACTGGGAGGAGCACTGCTCAGTGCTATTCATGGCGTTACTGTGGAGAACACTCTGTATGAGGATGGCGATCAAGCTAACACCTTTAAGGCATTTGATTCAACACAAGAGGAGGAGACTTACTCTATGGTCACTGCAAACCGCTTCTGGTCGCAGATCTTCGGTATTGCATTTTCTAACAAGCGGTGGCTTCATTTCTTTATGTTGTTTGTGCCTGTTATGGGTCTATGGACATCCAGTATTGGCATTATTGGTCTTGCTCTCAATCTTCGTGCTTACGATTTCGTGAGTCAAGAGATCAGAGCAGCAGAAGATCCTGAGTTTGAAACGTTCTATACTAAGAATATCTTGCTCAATGAAGGATTACGTGCATGGTTAGCACCTGTTGACCAACCACATGAATCATTTGTATTCCCTGAGGAAGTATTACCTAGAGGTAACGCATTGTGATTCAGTCTCTAGGATTCTTATTACTTCGTATAGCGATAGGCACCATGCTTATCCATCATGGATATGAGAAACTAGAAAACATTGAGAACTTTGCGGATGCATTTGTAAGACCATTGCATCTTCCATTCCCAATTGTCTCCTCATACTTCGCAGCATTCGCTGAGGTTGTGGGGAGTTGGATGGTTATCTGTGGACTAGGCACTCGTCTGGGTGCCTTAGCAATCTTAGGTACAATATCATTCGCAATTTATCATGCCCTAGTTACATCTGGATTTAATATCTACTTGTTAGAACTCTTAGTTCTTTACTGGGGAGGAGCAGCGTGTATCGTTCTCAATGGTCCTGGTAATTTCTCAATAGACCATCTCATAAAACGGAGACTCACAAATGATTAAAGCACTATACAGTATTATGTTTGCTGCTCTAATGTGGGTTCAAGTTCCACAGTGGAGTGATGATTGGTCTAAGTGTGCAGTAGATGTACCGGACACAGCATGTCATTGGTACATCGTTGCACCTGATAGCACCATGGGTGAAGGATTCAGTTGGGCAAACGCCCCCTGGTTCAGTGTCGAAGGTCTTCGTGATATTGGAGAACTTCATAACACAATGGCAGTAATTCAAACCACAGGTGAAGCATGAACCATTATGTAGTTTTTGTATATGGTGTATGCTTTGCTCTCATTGCCGGTGCTGCATTTGCAATGATGTGGGCAAATATTATGTCACTTGATATGAAACCCAAACCAGTTAGACAGAAACATCCTGAAGCACCTGAAGCAGGTGAAGAGGTGATGTATGTTGATCTTAGTAGAGAACGTCTAGAAGACCTTTACAAACAAGAAAAAGATTGATATACTACAGAGACCTCAGGGTCTCTTTTTTTATCTTTAAATAAAACTATTATGACTTACACAATTTATTCACGGGACGGTTGTCCTTATTGCGTTAAGGTTGAACAGGTGCTACAGTTAGCAGAGTTGAAATATGTGGTTTACAAACTTGGGCAAGACTTTTCGAGAGAAGAGTTCTATGAAAAATTTGGTCAAGGTTCAACTTTCCCTAGAGTAATTCTTGGAGAAGAAGTTCTTGGTGGATGTACTGAAACAGTCAAGCATCTAAGAGAACAAAAACTAGTCTAAGTTCTTAGAAGTGTAGTTATGACAGAAAACCAAGACGATGAAAAAGACAAACTAAATAATGATGAACCCCATATTAATCGGGGAGTAGAATTGCTACTAAGAAATAGGAGGAAGCAAGAACCACCAAAGACCTTCCAAGTGAAGTTTGGAAAAATGGTTTCCTTCCTCCGAAGAGAAATTGTTTTACACTTTAACTTTTACTTGGACATTAGAAAAAAGTAGGAGAATCGAAATGTTAGCAGTAACTCTCACCATCAGTACACTCATTTCAATAATGTTCTTTTTTGTTGGAGGTGTAGTAGGATGGTTAGCAAAAGATCATTTTTATCAAACTCAATCTGTTTATATGCATCCAGAGATGTTTGATGAAAACGGAAATGTATTACCTGATGAAATTTTAGCAGTACGATTTGAAAACGATTATGAGCCAGACGAAGACAACGAAGACGACTAAGAAAGAAATTCTCCCACAAAACCCGTTTGTATTTGAAGTTTTGGAACTTGCAAGTAAGCAAAGAACTAAAGCAAAAAAAGTAGAAGTCCTACAAGAGTATGAACATAATGCTCTTAAGGCAATTTTTATTTGGAACTTTGATGAAACGGTTGTATCAGTGGTACCTGAAGGTGAAGTTCCTTATGGAGACATTGAAGATCAATCAGTTTATAGTGGAAGTTTATCTGAAAACTTAGAGAAAGAAACAAAAGGTGGTGAATCTGCTACCGGTCAAGACCTGGATGGTAGAGGCAAAACTTCTCTCCGCAGAGAGTGGCAAAATCTTTATCATTATATAAAAGGTGGCAACGATTCTTTAAACAAGACTCGTAGAGAAATGATGTTTATCAACTTACTTAGAGGACTTCACCCAAAGGAATCTCAGGTTCTTTGTTTAGTCAAAGATAAAGTTTTGCAAACTAAATATAAGATAACAAAAGATGTTGTTGAGACAGCCTATCCAGATATCCAATGGGGAGGTCGCGGATGACAGTAGCAGTAGAACAGGAGAAAGAAATGGTCAACGGAGAGGATACTGGAACTAATATTACCCCCTCCGATTATGGGTGCCAGATTCTGCAAGAGAATACTACTTTAGAAAAGGCAAATGATAAGTCTCTTCCTAACGATGCCATACTAATTTGGTATGTTGTTGATGGTGTAGAGATGATTGATTTGACTAGGTGTAAAAAGACATCACAACTTTTTGATATGTACTATGATAAGTATGGTCCTGGTGCAGTTAAAAAGATGGATTTTGGATATGGACAAATGAATCCTAAACTTTGGGGAATCAAACCTAAGAACGATGGAAAGAAAAAATGAGTGATGGTTTTGATGTTAAGGTTGAGATGCCTAGAGAAGACATTGATAAACTTCTGAAACAGTATAAGAATTTAAAAAAATATCAAAAGTCTAATATCTTCGCTGTTAAAACTATGAATGGCACTGAAGATTTAATTAGTAAAATGATAAAGGAAGTTGAAGATGACCCTATCTGATTTGCGTAACTAAGATGTTATCTACTCAATACAGACTACGACTAGAATTTATTTGCAAGAAAATTGCAAATGGAGAAGAGGTTAAATTAGAAGACATGGTATGGGCACAGAAACTTGCTAAGTCCCATACACTTGCTAGAGATTGGTTACAAAAAGCACGTCGTCAGGCTGCCCAAAATATTGAGGAAGGTAGCACAGATGATTTTCTGAATAGGATGGGACTAGGAGACCCCGACCCATCCAATCATAGAAGGGGATTTGATAGTGCTGATGATATCAAAGATTGGTTCCAGCAGGATAGACCTGATGACTGGAGACAACGTGATTGATTATGTTTGTATCCCGACCTGGGATCCTATCTTTGAGTGTATGCGCTATCATTGGGTTCACAAGTCTGAAAAAAATGCTGTGCAGTTTGTAAAAAATCTCAACCCTACTGAACGAGTTCTATGAGCAGTAAGATGATGTTCCTGGTTGATATTGGTGACGGCAGATGTGTCAGTCATGATGGATACATTCAACTAGGTAGTTTCTCTCACAGTGTAGAGAGGCATCTTGAACTATGTCCCAAACAAGAATGGCAGGTAACCTACTGGATGCCTGACCCATTTTGTATTAGATATCCAAGACCCAACTATCAACATACTATGAAGAAGAACGAAGGTTCTCCTAGAACTGATAATGCTACTGATAGTCGTCCCAAAGATTTTCCAGACCAAGCAGAAACTAGACTGAACAGAACATTATGAAAATGTGGGAGACAAAATGTGTTGGGTGTGGTAAAATGGTCCCAGCGAACAAAGCACCTCAGATAGGACATCAAGCACCTGATGGTAGTTGGACAAATTCGTTATGTAAACCTTGCTGGATAAAAAAGAACAATGGATAATTTTAACGCACCAGGATCTAATAAGATAGGGCTCACTCCGGTATTCAAAGATTTTGTAGTTAATTTACAGATAGATAATGTAGTGAAAATATTAGATGCTAAGATTGAACGTTGTCATGTCTATAATAGTGATAATAGAGATGATGTATACAGTCAAATTACCATTACCTACAAAGAAAACAAATGAGAGCAGTAATTTACTCTAACGGAAATCAAGAATGTCAACGTATGAGTCACCTTTTGAAAAGTCTTGGCGGCGAATTTCATCAGTATGAATTGGATAAAGACTTTACTACTTCACAATTCTCTGCTGAGTTTGGTTCAGATGCAGAGTTCCCTCAGGTATCTATTGGATATAAACATATCGGCAGTATAAAAGAAACACTTCAGTACCTCAAAACAAAAGAAGTTTTATGAATAATAGTTCTAAAGATGCTAAACGTAGGAGAGCACTCAATCTTTTTATTGAAAGTGTTATCAAACCCGACCATGAACTGAGAGGTGATGCTCATAATCAGGAGTGTTATCTTGAGCTAATGGAAGTACGGGATGAGATTCTAGGATACCTTAGAAAGCGGTAACATATGTCACAAGACGTTTGTTAATATAAATAATGTATGGTATAATTACCATACGTTCATCTCACTTTAGGGTGAGACGCAAGTAAGTCGCGGAACGGATCGTTCATCCGTCTGAAGACGGACGCAAACGACTAAAGGAACGGACCTAAAAATCCAATTACTTTAGGAGTAACAACATGAACACACTTAATCTAATCCGAAAGCAGATCAATAAGGCATCTGCGTTACACAACGCACAGATTAACCACACCTCATATCGTGGTGTAGATTATGATACTCGTTGTGTAGAATCGAAGGAGACTCACGGTACATTCTGCTATCGTGGACAAGTATACGCTAAGTGATTTATTAACTTACATTACAGAGAGGGCTACAAACCCTCTCTTTTTTTGTATTTACTTATCAAATTAACAAATGTTAGTGAATAAACACAAACTAATCTAAATAATATCAGAATAGAGGTGCTTATGATATGATTTTTACTATATCATTTTTTCAAAAGTAAATATCGGTGTAATGAGGGATATTATGCATAATCTCATTTCTTACAATCAGTTAGCAGGTTGGAAACAAAGCGTAGAAAGACTGTCTCATACCCTAAACCGTTCAATAGAAGAGTCTGACGCCTTAAATGATTATTATAGTTGTCTTATAGACTGCGATGATAAACAATCAATATGTAAAAGAATCTGTAAAAGGATTTTAATAAATTAAACGTTTCGCGGGGGTTGCTACCCCGCTTTTTTTGTGCTATAATACCCTTGAGTATGTGCTTCCTATGGATAAAGAAAAACTCAAATTGATTGTGAGTAATCTAAAATCTCTTGTAGAGAACCTAGAGTCTGAATTGTATTCAGATGTAGATGCATATGCTACAACTCAAGAGAATTTTGACGACCCTGTATCTTACTACCTACCCATTTCAGATTACGACGAAGTTTATGAGGAAAGCGATGGATAAAATAGATACACAAGGAATGAGTTTACCTAGTGATGGTAAACCAAAATCAAAGAGAATATATCCACCATTGGTAATACCAAAACGAAATGTCTTTACTGATTTAGAAAGACAAGAACTAAAAGACATTATTAACGAGACACTAGATGAAAGAGAACAGCGTAAATCTAATTAGCGTAACTCCTGATGCGGAGAAGCATATGGCATACTGTGCCAGGGTGAGTAATCCAAACAACCAGGACAATGAGAAGTTCTCTGGACTGCTTAAGTATTGCGTGAAGCATCAGCACTGGAGCATCTTTGAGCAGGCATATATGACGTTAGAGTTGAATACTACAAGGGGTATCGCAGCTCAAGTGCTTCGTCATAGGTCCTTCACATATCAAGAGTTTTCACAACGCTATGCTGATTCTTCCCTACTCGCGGAGACGATCCCTCTACCTGAACTACGCAGACAAGACACCAAGAACCGTCAGAATTCTATTGATGATATTGACCCGTTTGTCCGTCAAAACTTCCAAATCAAAATGCAACGACACTTTGAAGAAGGAATGAAACTGTATCAAGAAATGCTTGATGCATCGATTGCAAAGGAGTGTGCTCGCTTTGTGCTTCCCCTCGCTGTGCCCACCAAAATCTACATGACCGGCTCAGTCAGGTCATGGATCCATTACATCGATTTGCGCTCTGCAAACGGCACACAGAAGGAGCATATGGACATTGCATTGGATGCCAAGCGTGTTTTTTGTGAACAGTTCCCTGCTGTTGCTGAAGCAATGGAATGGGTATAATAAATATTGTTGTATGTGATGTAATTTATGGCTACGTATCCTATTATCAATAAGAAGACAGGTGAACAAAAAGAGATTGCTATGAGTGTTCATGATTGGGATCAATGGAAGACTGACAACCCTGAGTGGGATAGAGATTATTCTGACCCAACTACATTTCCGGGCATCGGAGAAGTAGGAGACTTTCAAGACAAACTGAAGAAGACTCATCCAGGGTGGAATGATGTGTTGCACAAAGCATCTAAAGCTCCAGGATCCACAGTCAAACCACTCTGAATCTTATGCCTACAAAAAGATCGAAGACGCCCGTACCATTTGGAATGAGTAACAAACAAATGAAAAGAAAGAAACCTATTAATTTAGATTTGATGAGGACAATAGATCCTCTTACAGATAATCAAGAAGAACTTTTTCGTTGTTACAAGAATGATCAGAACATTGTCGCTTACGGTGCGGCAGGAACGGGTAAAACTTTTATCACCTTATACAATGCACTAAGAGATGTATTAGATACTAGGACTCCTTATGAGAAAATTTATCTTGTAAGGTCATTGGTTGCTACAAGGGAAATTGGTTTTCTACCCGGAGACCATGAGGATAAATCCTCTCTTTACCAAATTCCATATAAGAATATGGTAAAGTATATGTTTGAAATGCCTACGGAATCAGACTTTGAAATGCTTTACGGTAATCTTAAAGCACAGACAACAATTAGTTTCTGGTCTACATCATTCATCCGTGGTACTACACTTGATAATGCTGTCATCATTGTTGACGAATTTCAGAACTTGAATTATCATGAACTTGATAGTATCATCACCCGTGTTGGTGAAAACTCTAAGATTATGTTCTGTGGTGATGCTACTCAAACTGATTTGACAAAGCAGAATGAGAGGAATGGTATTGCAGACTTCATGAGAGTCTTGCGTATTATGCCTTCGATGGATATCATTGAGTTTGGTATTGAAGATATCGTTCGCTCTGGTCTCTGTAAAGAATATCTACTTGCTAAAAACGAACTTGGTCTATGAACTTTATTCATCATAATTACTTGGGTGATATTGAATTAAATTGCAAAAATAAGAATGGCATCCGTCTCTACAATATTCCTAGTGGAGACTGGGTGCCTTCTATTACGTCTGTAACTTCATTTTATAATAGAGAAATCTTTGTTAAGTGGAGAAAGAGAGTTGGTATAGAAGAAGCAAATCGTATCACAAAGAAAGCAACAACCCGTGGAACAGATTTCCACGAAGCAGTTGAAGTGTATATGAGAAACAATGAAATAAATTGGGAAGATTTTCGTCCTCTCACAAAGTTCATGTTTCATCACGCTAAACCATATCTAGATAAGATAAATAATATACACGCTATAGAAAGAACTCTGTTCTCAGAGTATCTTGGATTAGCTGGTAGAGTTGACTGCATCGGAGAGTATGACGGAGAACTCGCAGTCATCGATTTTAAGACATCCGAAAAAATTAAACCAGAAAAGTGGCTAGAGAACTATTTTGTCCAGGAAACTTTCTATGCCGCTGCATATTATGAACTAACTGGTATCCCTGTTAAAAAACTTATCACTATTATGGTTACACCTGGTGGTGAAGTTGAAGTATTTGACAAAAGGAACAAAGGGGACTATATTAAATTGTTAGTTCGTTACATTAAAGAATTTGTATCTCACAATACTAGGACAGAGAATGGAGAATGAACTAGACAAAGTATTAGAAAGTAAGTTTTATTGCCCTTCTAAATTCACTCAAGAAATAGAATCGCTGGTACAGACTGTACCAGATATGAACTACATAGATGCTATCATTCACTTCTGTGAGAAAAATGGTATTGATGTAGAGTCGGTTCCTAAGTTGATTACCAAACCACTTAAGGAAAAGATTAAGTATCAGGCAATGGAACTAAACTTTCTGAAGCGGAGTTCTAGAGCAAAATTACCCTTGTAATCCATTTTCGTCCCAAAAAATTTCCCGCAAAATTTTTGCACCCCTTTGACTTTTTCATGATGCCGTTCGATGCCTATAAACAATACCTCTCCTTAAAAAATCACTTCACCAAGGAGAAGTATGACTACCACAAATACTGTGGGAAGAGTCGTGCGACTGTGCAATCTTTTTATAAAAGAAAAGATAGGTTCTGGTTTGAAAAACTATCCAGAAACAAAGATGACAAAGAAGTAATTGAGTTTTTTATCTCAAACTTTATTACTTGTACCGATCCTAGTAAACTATGGATTGGAGAGATGATACGAGAAGGTGAAGGTAGGTATACCTCATGGAAGAAAAGAACTCAATCTCTATCTTATGTTTTCAAAGAAGAGATGAGTTCCCTTTTATCTGAACAAAAATTAGATAGTATCTTCACTGGAACAGGTCACCCACCTATACTCAAAAGTTATTTGAGTGGTGACATTTCACTTGAAACTCTGGTAATCTGTGATAGAATACTAGGGTACAGGAAGGATTTTGATACTAGACTTAAGGACCCTGTGTGGGAAACCGTAAGTCTTAGAATCAAAAAATATTCTCCCTTTCTAAATATTGAAGTGCTTCATTATCGGAAGTTACTCAAGCAACTTATCACCAACAATTAATCGGAACTTAATATGTCACTGGAAAATACTGAAGTCATTACTAATCTGACTGAACAAAAGAAGCAACTTGAAGAGCAGATGGAACAACTGCGTGTTACTTACTTTAAAGTCGTTGGCGCACTCGATGCACTAAATCAAATTGAAGAAAGTAAAGTAGAAGATGATGCTACCACAGTGAGTGAAACTGAGGTAGTAGAGGGCGAATGAGTTTCTTTAACTCAGAAGTTGTCCGCGCAGAGTTAACTAAAATTCAGGAATTGCAGGATAGTGTTTACATAAACATTTTCACATTCACTGCAATGAGTAAGGAGAAAAAACTCAAGCATATTGAAATGCTTGAGGAACTTCTTGACAAACAAAAGATTTTGTATACCCGTTTGAGTTTGTCTGATGACCCAGAAGCAAAAGAAATGAAGGAACGTATCCTTGATTCTGCTAAAGCAATGGGTCTCTCTCCTGATGTCGATATGAATGTCGTCTTTAGCAATATGTCTAAGATGATTATCGTTATGAAGGACCAGATTGACAAAGCAGACTAAGGTCTGTAGAATAACGAAGTCCACAAAAGCCAAATCCAAACTAATCCAATAAATCCTATGTCTTTCGCAAATCTTAAAAAGCAATCTTCTCTTGGGTCTCTGACTCAGAAACTAGTCAAAGAAGTTGAGAAGATGAACAATACCAGCGGCGGTGGAGATGACCGTCTTTGGAAACCTGAAATGGACAAGACTGGCAACGGTTATGCAGTCATCCGTTTCCTCCCTGCCCCTGAAGGAGAAGACCTCCCTTGGGCAAAGATGTACTCCCACGCCTTCCAAGGTCCTGGTGGTTGGTACATTGAGAACTCTTTGACCACTTCCGGTGGCAAAGACCCTGTATCAGAGTACAATCGTGAACTGTGGAACAGTGGTAACGAAGCAGACAAGGATACTGTTCGTAAGCAGAAGCGCAAACTGTCCTACTATGCCAACATCTATGTTGTACAGGACAAAGCAAATCCTCAGAACGAAGGCAAAGTCTTCCTGTATAAGTTTGGTAAGAAGATCTTTGATAAGGTCATGGAATCAATGCAACCTGAGTTTGAGGATGAAACTCCAATCAATCCTTTTGACTTCTGGCAGGGTGCTAACTTCAAACTGAAACTGAAGAAGGTTGCAGGTTACTGGAACTATGACTCTTCCGAGTTTGACCGTGTGTCTCCTCTGCTTGATGATGACGACGCCCTGGAAGCACTGTGGAAGAAGCAGTATTCATTGACTGCTCTGACTGCTGCTGACCAGTTCAAGTCTTATGAGCAACTTGAGAAGCGTCTGAAGATGGTTCTGGGTCAGAAGCAAGCACCTGCTCGCTATGATGAAGAGACCAACGATGAGGACAACGATCGTGGTTCTTATGCACCTAACTTCTCCTCACGTCAACCACAGTCTGAATTGACTGAAGACCTGAAGACCGAACTGAATAACCTTGGTGCTACTTCAGAAGCATCTACTGATCGCGATGAAGATGATGCACTATCATACTTCCAACGTCTTGCTAACGAGTAATTAAGAATAAAGTCTAATATTATCAGCACGTTTTAAGGTTTCACTCACATACTGGGTGGAACCTTTTTTGTATTGCATAATAGATTTAAGATCATCGATGACTAGATTTACATATTCTGGCATAAGGAGATCTATATTTCTTTTAGCATCCTCAATGTTCATTTCATATTGATAATTTGTAATTGGAATTGCTGGTCTTCTTTTTTCAAGAATTCCTGAGGGATTTGTATAAATGAATTCATATGTTTCATCAACGTATAATCCCTCAGGAAAAAGAATTACTCCATTAGCATCTTTAATTTCTTTTGATTCGTAATGATGAATATCTTGATACAAAGTATCATAGTTACCATACTTTGATAACAAATAGTCATCAAGATCGTTTTGTGTCAACGGCCATTCATTTTGAATATGAATAACATTATTAGATAGTAATACTATCCAATCTAATTTAGAGTTACCATATATTTTCTTTGCTACGTTATCAGGTCTTTCATCTCCTATGATTCTATACTTTTGAAATGCTGCTAGATTTTGAAAAATATCTTCTCTTAGAATACCTTTCTTAAAAAAGTTCTTTACAGTAATGTAATCTGAAATCTTAGCATCTTTTAATCTGCTAACGTATTCTAAATCGGGTAGTCTGCTGAAATAGTTTGACATTTTAGTAACCTATTGAAGTATCAGTGCCATAATCGTCATTAAATATTGGTTCAAGTTCTGAGAATTGCATATCAAGTCGATATGAAACTGGCATATCATTTTCTAACGTCATAAAAGTTTGGTTTGGTGTGTAATTTACATTTAATCCAGTCATCGCACACATTTTAAACTTATTTAAAAACGGATTCTTATTATCTCCACTGGTTACATAACTGAGTTCAAACAAGTGTGGAGAAAGTAAGAACAATCCACTCTGACTTCTACGAACAGACATCCCCTGCTTCAGTGCTCTAATAATCAAAGCAATCATTTGAGATTCTGGGTTACTTCTTGCGCTAAGATTAATAGAGAAACCAAATTGCCTTAGTGATGGACCATTAAACAAAAGTTCTGCGTTTGGATTGATGATAGCACCTGATCTTCTTTGCATAAGTTGAGCACCAATACCTGCTGCACCTCCAGCAAGAACATTTGCAACTGCTGTCTTTGTTCCTCCAATATTGTTTCCTATTCTATTTGCAATATCTTTTGCAGCGCCTTCTAGTCCTTTAGGTCCTCCCGTAATACCACCAATAGCAAGTTGTGCTGCTGCTTGCTCTAAAGCATTCATATCACCTTTACCCCAACTCACTAAGTTCTGGTCTTGGATACCACCAGGAATTGGTAAGACGATACTAGTTAGAATAGATCCTTTTTGTCTTGAAGGAATTTCATAACTACCACTTTTTCCAGCAATACCTTTAGGACTATACTCTCTAATATTAATTTTCAATTTATTCATTTCACTTGTCATATCAATAGGATATCTGAGTTGCCCACCAGGCATCCCAGCATTAGTCCCTTCAAGAATTTGAGGTTTAATATCCGTATTTGATGTGTCAGCAGGTGTGGAAGTATTAGTATCACCACCACTATTATCCGAATCAGATGCTGTTGTTGGTGTGTTTGTAGTGTCGTTAGGAGTTGCTCCTGTAACTGGATCTTTTACTCCAGGAACACCAGCATCTTTTAAAGATTTTTTTACTGCATCACTAGAATGTTTATTAATTAAAGATGCTCTGTCATTATTAAAAGTTTTTCTGAGAAGTGCGTTTGTATTAAACTCATCTTCAAACTCAGCAGCATTTAAGTTAAGACCTTGTTGTCTATTCCAGTTTTGACGGAATCTATTATTAACTATCCATTCATCACCTACATTATCTGATGTTGCAATTAAAACTCTACCAAAAGCACCAATACCACCATTTGAATATAGAGAAGCTTCACCAGTCTCGTCATTAACTTCTAGAATGGTTGCAAGAGGTGGATTACCTACTGCTCTACTTGATCTCTGTATTGCCATTACGCAGGGTTTTTATTTATTTAGTATGAATTTTCCATATTGTATTGATAACAAGTCATCAAGTTCAGTTCT